GTGCAATTTCAGGCTCATTCCAACGCAGCATGTGAATCGGTATTCTTGCCCATTGTGCGCCGCTTTCGCACAGAATGGAAAAGTGCAAACAACGTGAAGGAATGCTAGTCACGCCGATAATGACGCAAGGCTCAAAACCTTGCGAGTCATCCATGCCTTGAAGTATGTCGGTTTGTACCATCCCATAAAGATGCTGCGGAACGGATGCGTTTAGTGTATGGTGCGTCATGACTTCCTCACCACTTTATAGCCGTTGTTGGATAGGGCGCGGATGGCTTTTTCAATCAACTCCCTACTTGAATATGTGTCAGAATATGTCGGCTCCATGCCCTTAGCCATAATCTCCACCACCTCATCCTCCGACACTTCCGCCGTGGGTTCGGGAGGGACACTTTCAATAACCGCGTGCAGTTTCCGCAGTGCTTTCTGCAAGTAGGCTTCTGATGCGTATTTGGCTATAAACCACAAACCTTCATCTTCGGCTTGCCTGTCAACCATTTTCCTGATTACAGCAATATGGTTATTTCCCGCCGTGGGCAGGGCGGCGCGGGCTTGCTTCCACTCATTCAGGCAATCTTCATAGCCGACTACTCGTGCCAAATCCTGCTTATCAACGGCGGTGTCTTTGAGCCATTTCAAATGGTCAACCGCCTTTTCGTATGCGTCGCGTTCATCAATGTTGGTCATGGCCTAGCCCTCCTTCTCGGTGGTTGCGATGGCTTTCTTTGCTGCTTCGCTCGGCCACGGAGTGCAATCTTCACCAAGTGCAGTTTCAAAAGCATCTACAATTCTATTCCAGTAATCTGGACAAACGTGTTCTGGCGAGCCATCTCTAGCTCGAATAGCATTCATCTCGTACCATGAATACCATAACAACCCCTTCAACCGCTCTATCTCCGCATCCTTCTCAGCCAGCTCCTTTGCCGATTCAGCGCGTGCGGCTTCTGTCCGCGCCCATATTGCGCCAACTGCTATGCGGGCAACTCCAGCCACATTTGCAATGCCGTCCTTGTGCCAAGTGTTGTAAATCGCGCCCCTAACCGTTTCTATTAAATCACTCCTGTCTTTATCAGTCATTGCTTTGCTCCTTCATTTCAAACGCCACTTTAACTTTTTTGTACAATTCTGCAAAATCATTAAGGCTATCTATTGCCCATCCTTCCGTAGTAAATCTAACATATTTACCAGCCCCGCCATCACACACCTCAAATGTCAATATCTGTAAGGCAGAACTATTACTGCAATCATCCGCCTCTTGCGTGAATTGCATTGTACCTCCAAATAATTCCGTTGCCATCTCACACCTCCTTCACAAGCGGTGCGGCAAGCCTTCGAGCCTCGCCAATAGTTGCCTCGGCCATATCGCCAAGATGTCCTCTGAAATATCCAGCGGCTTGTGTAATGCTCAATGCATCATCAAGCTTCCTAATCACCTCCTGCTGCCGCCGGATGATGTCGGCCATGAGTGGGGCTTCTTCCGCAAGGTCGTTATCCTCTTTTGTTTGGCCGCCCTCAGTATAAAGCCATTCACTGCCATTCCCTGCTTTCGCAGCAAGCTCCATCACCCGCTTAATATCGGCGGCTAGTTTTTCAGTGTCTGTGGTCATACTTCCTCCTTCTTTTCTCTATGCGCTTTGCACATGGCAAGAAGCGCGTCTTTATGCGCACGCCAAAAATCCAATGCGCCGTCATGCATATCGGCAATCACTTCGTCATCAAATGATTCCCAATCCGCGTGTGTATGGCGCTTGCAACCAATAGCCATAAATCCTTCGGTGATAATAATGTGCCACCTTAATCCTGTAAGTATTACCGGAGATTTGCTTAAAATTTCACCGCGCAGATTGGCATCGCGCAGATTGGCATCGCGCAGATTGGCATCGCGCAGATTGGCATCGCTCAGATTGGCACCGCGCAGATTGGCATCGCGCAGATTGGCATCGTACAGATTGGCATCGCTCAGATTGGCACCGCGCAGATTGGCACCGCGCAGATTGGCATCGTACAGAGTGGCATAGCGCAGATTGGCACCGCCCAGATTGGCACCGCTCAGATTGGTTTTGTTTGCTTCACACGCATGGCGCAAAGATTCATATTCACCATCTATCAATATATCTCCAGTAAATCTGTTTTTGATAACTACTCGCATTGCTTCCTCCTATCCGCATGGTTAATCAACACGTCACGCAACCGCCGCTCTGCTTTCGGGCGTGGATGCGTTAATGGTGCAAGCAGCATCCTGATTTCTTCCGGCGTGATGCGGCTGGCAGCAATGTTTTGTGCCTCGATGTACCCACCAATCGCGTTATCAACTTGCTGGTTCATGATTGCTTCCCTTCCATCTTTTGTGCATTTGCAATGGCCTCGCGGGTAACAAATCCACGCGCAAGCAATACTTGTTCCAATTCGTTTATGGCGCTTGCCCATTTGTCTGTTGACTCGCAAAGCTCGGCGCATAACTCAGTTATGGATTTATTCATTGCACCCCCCTTTGCGTGTTATGCTCTGCAAAGTCGCCATGATAACCGTCATCGGTCACGACGTATTTGATGCGATTTACAACTATATCCTTCTCAACATCATAAGCGGCTATAATCACATAATCGCTGCGCTCTTTGTTATCCCTGAACTCTTGGTGCTTTTCACCCCACCAATCATCAGCAAATGCTTTCGCGCCCTCTAATGTAGAGGACTCGTCAAGTATTTCGACTCCGTGGTGGTAAACTGTATAAATAATGTGATTCATAGTACCTCTCGGCTTTATGGATGCGTAATTGCATCGCATGGATATGAATATATATCGTTATTCGTTAGAGTCAAGAACATACTTAAAAATTTTATACGAGCACCGTTGATCTGGGTTTGCCTCAAAAAAAGCCTCCCAATAATCCAAGTCTGCTAAAACCTGATGCGCTTTTGATAACACAACAGCCGGTGCTTCAATTTCACCACGCAACATGCGCTCAAATCTGCTTTGTCGTTCCCAGATAGCATAAGAAAAATCTCTTACGCTCATGCCAGAATCTTCAAACAACATGCGTATTGTGTTCATCGTACTAAAACCCCTACACTTGCTACAGTCCAGTTATACTTAGCGGCTAACTTGCTGGCGATTATATCAGCTTGGTATCTATGCGCCGCGCTAATACGATACGGCTTTTCATGCTGGTGGAAACGCACCACATATGTCTGGCGGCGGATCATTTTATCCCCCACATTGCTAACCAGTTAAAGTAAGTTTGCCATGTTTGCGTTTGCACGGTTTGATATTCTTTAAGCCACGCAGACAATAATAAAAGATGGTTCATGGCTATGCCTCCCCGCGTGCTTTAGTGATTAGATTGCCAATGCTTGCGCGCAGTTTGTCATCGGCGATGTGCGGATGTGCATCCATAAGGCCGTCAACCAATTCATCATGCAGATTCACGCACTTGACGATGTGAGCGGCATTATCTTCTGGGCGTCCGACCGGCTGGAAATAAGTAGTGCACGTTGCAACACTATATCCGTTAGCGCACTCAATACCCCTATTAAACGCCTTCCACGGTGTTGGTGTGTGTTTGGTAGTCATAATCAATTCTCCTAACGATTAAAATTATAATCACAGATTTCAAAACTATGGCCTCTATCCATACAAGACTGAATATCGGAGGCGTTGATGTAACCAAGTATCAGCATAATTGCAGATATGGCTGCCAGCATAATAAAAGTTTCGCGCATTACTTGCCTCCTAATGCCTGGTGAAAGCTCATAGGTGCCTGATACTGCGCCACGCTGTCCATAAAACGCTGATGTTTGGAAGCGTCTTTCAATATCAACGCGCGACAATTCTCAGGCGTGTGAATCAATGTCAGAGCCGCAGCAGTCATGCCACTGGCGATGCCAAGAGTGATAAAGGTGCGCTTGATGTGGTTAAACATTATGCGCCTCCGCTTTGGCAACGTTAAAAACTTCCATGACTTGTTCCTGAACGTACTGCGGCAATGCTTCCCACGTTTCTGGTGAGATGTTGTCAATCAGCAGCTCAAGGGCTTCAAGTAGTGGCTTGTGATTGTTGCAGGCGTGGGTGATAAATTCGGCATTTGATTTCCCAACATAACTGGCAACATTGCATCTTGAATAGTGTGATGAAGGAGATTGTATTGTGTAACCACAACCATTATGGGTGCGGCTTTCTATAGTCCAAGGTGTAGGTGTGTGAGTCATAAAAAATCCTTCTCGGTTTTATGGACGCATGATTGCGTCGCATGGGTGGTTTGTAGCATTGGATTTTGGTAGTGTCAAGAAATTATTTCATCACAACTTTTTCGCTGCCACACTCAATGCACCGGCCATTTATTTCTACTAAAGTCGGGATCTGGCTTTCGTCATTCCACATCACAGGCCAGTCGCGGCGGCATTCCAAACAAAGCAACCATTCCCCGTCTATAATACGCGGTATTGTCTTAGGTGCTGGCATTTTGTTTCACCCACTCAACAATTTCCTTCTTTGCTTCGCTCAATCCCTTGGCAACTGCGTAGTGTGTGTTTTTTGCTTGCAATTTCGGCAAGTAAATTTTCTTATGCCATTCTTCTTGCGAAGGGCGCAAAATGCTATTTCTGCATTTGGTTTTCAGCTCAAGAAAAAGCACATGCAAAATCTCATCTTTGCGTGCAAAAATCAGCAAGTCAGTTATTCCAACCATTATTCCCATTTCTATGGAATGCCTGCTATTTTCGTTCAAAGTCGCCTGCAGTGCATAGTCGGAATAGGTTTTGTAAAACCAATCTACAAGCGCACGCTGTATTGATGCTTCAACACGGGATACCATCGTTCAGATACTCCTCCAAGGTGGTTTCTGGTTCAGGCCAATGATAATTGATGATGCGCGGCCATTCCTCTCTGTGGTCAACGGTGATGCGCGCTGGCTTGCGGAGTGCTTCCGCCTGCCATAGCAATTCATCTTCCGTCATATCTCTTGGATCACCAATAACTGCGCCGCGCTCGGTAAAAAATTTCTTTACTTTATCACGCAAAAACCCCTGTTCATGATAAGGCAAAAGAAAATCCGCAATCGTGCCATACTTCCCATATCCGCAATAATAACTCACCACAATCATGCGGCTGCCCTTCTTGCTGGTTTTGAATTTATATTGCACGTCGGTCACGTCATAGTCGCAGATGTCGCCGCTCAGTTTATACTCCCCGATGTCGGCTTCATATTCATGCGTAACTTTCGCCGTTTCGGCTGGCGGAAATACATACCCGCAGTCAGGGCATTCCTTCGCCGCTGGCTTTGTAAATTCCTCGCACTCAGGGCATATTTTGCCCTTGTTTTGTTTTGATTCCTTGCGTGCTTTTTCCCGGTATGGTTCGCCCATGCCGCCATGCTCGGCAAGGTTGCCAGCCATATCCACCAGCAAGCAATTCTTTTTTCCCTCCGCAATACGCACGCCGCGCCCCATCATTTGTTCCCAGAGCGCTTTGCTTTTGGTAGGCCGTAAACAAAAAATCGCATCCACATTCGGCGCATCAAATCCCACCAGAAAAATCTCACAGTTAATCAAATAGCGCACATTGCCATATTCATGCTTGAATTGCGTCACCGCTTCCGCGCGTTCTGCGTCACTGCTTTTTCCGCTAACCATTACAGAATCTATGCCATTCAGTTGCAGCGCATCGCGCAGCAACTCGCCATGCCTGACACTCACCGTGAAAATCAAGCAGCTATAACGATTCACGCCATAAGCCATAATCGCTTTGATTGCAGCCTGAATCAGCGCCGGGTCTTCCATGACTTCGGCAAGCTGGTTTTCAACATAATCGCCTAGTTTTATTTCCACATGGTCAAGATTTGGCACGCAATCCATTAGCAGTTTGTTGCTAATAGGCGCCAGATAACCCATCGCCAGCAACGCCGGATAGTTGATTTCGTAAATTACTTCACCCCAGCCTAGCTTGCCGCCTTTTAAGCGGTAAGGCGTTGCCGTAAAACCGCATATTTTCGCGCGTGGGTGATTGTTTATCAGCTTCCAATACATCCCGTCATCGGTGTTATTGCTTAGGAACTGGCATTCATCTACAAAAATGTAATTCCAATCGCTCACCACGTCATAAACCGATTGAATCCCTGCAACCGTAATCGGCTTGCTTATATCTTTCTCGCCCAGGCTGGCAGAATAAAAACCAACCTCGCTTGTAATTTTCTTGCCAGTTTGTTGTAGCAATTCCTTGCGGTGCGCGATAATAAGCACCCGCGCAGACTTTGCATAATAATCCGCAAGGCTGGCGATAATATGCGATTTACCGCCACCCGTCGCCACGACGACAATAGCAGGAGTGTCATGATAATTAAACCATGACACTACTGCATTACATGCGTCTTTTTGGTATTGCCTAAGCATTAAAACGGCAAATCCGCTTTATCTGCCGGAAGGTATTTTTTGATTTCGGTTCGGTCTGCATCATTTTTCTGCACGCCTACCAAAACCCGCAACAAACGCCCTTTAAGCGGGCTTGTTGGCGTTACCGCCCGTCCAGTTGCGTCAGCGATTCTTTTGATGTTTTGCTTGGCGATATTAGAAGTTGTGGTGTTTTCATGCTTGGTAAGATACCACACTTTGCCGCGCTTGCCTTTGTGCTCTCCTTCCACAATTTCAAACTCAGCAACAAGCCCGCGCTCTTTCGAGTCAGGCTCTTCACCAATAATCATTACCTTGTGCTCGCCAAGCGGCAAGCCCTGAGCGTCATACTTCACATCGTCCGTTGAAGTAAAACCATAATAGTCATTTGTCATCGTGTAATCTCCTTAATTAAATGGTCATAAGATAACGGGATTTCCTTGTTTAGTAACATGCGCCCGCCTCCCGTATATGCGGCGCTGCCACCGGCCAGAAAAACCGGACGCGGTTCAGAAGTTTTGCCGTCTTTTGTGACCGCAAAACTGTAATCAGCAAAAAGCACAAGATCTGCCCATTCCGTAGCTTTGGCAGCCGTGGCTTTACTCATCTTCAGTTCGTATTTTGAATAAGGGTCTTTCGTTGGCAGGTCGATTGTTTTAATCACGCTATGAGCAATCAAAAGTGACGGAATGCTTTTCTTTTTATAGATTGCATCCAGGCCACGAAACACGCGCATGACTGCATCGTCAACCATCGCCTGCCCAGCGCCATACGCATACGCTTTATGCGCCCGGTCGCTAAGTGGCGCGCCGTGCTCTTTTTCAACTTTGTCCTTCGCCAGCGATTCCACCCAATCGAGCGAATCAATTACCAGTCTGCCAGCCTTAAAAGATTCTGCGTCATGGATATGTTTCAGCCACCCCAGCACTTCATCAAACGAATGCAGCGCAGGCGTCGAACGCACTTCCTTGCCAAGATATTGCAGGCCGTCTTCTACGTTGATAAAAAACGCATCGGGAAACTGTGCAGCAAAGCGTGATTTTCCAATTTTCGGCACGCCGTAAACCACAATCTTTGATGGCAATTCTTTAGAAGTGCCGGTTTTGATTTCATTAAATTCCACGTTTATCTCCTACCAGTTGAATGTGAGTGTTTTCTTTCATGCTGTACCAATTCGCTTTTGGCTTCTCGATTGCGATTTTGCGCTTGTCAGGCTCACGCTTGATGCGTGCATATTCATCCGGAAACTCGCCAGACACATCCACCACTTGCGTTTTTTTAATGCGGAAGTTTTCGGTTTCAATGCAGCCATTGCCAATCATGTAATCAATGGCGGCCTGTTCGCATGACTCAAGATAAGATTTTGCACAATTCATTTTCATTTGCAAAATCATCATTTGAGCCTTCAGCTCACGCACGTTTTCCCTCGCGGATAAAACTTTATCAACCAGAAATTTTTCTTCATCGTGTTCGTTTTCGTTTGTCATAGTCATTTGTCCTTTCGTTATTTGTCAGTTGACAAGTGGCACAATATAGCACACCATGCGAAGTGTCAACTTTTTTTTGAGAGGATTTATGTCGAATGACGAGAGGCTAGTTACTTACGTTTCTGGCGAGCTGTGTAAATGGGTAAAGCGCGAGGCCAAAAAACTGGGGATGACGGAAAGCACATTTATACGCTTTTTGATTCTTCAATTCAAGAAAAATGAGGCTTAATGTGTCATCCCTTGAAAGCGCATTGCGTTCAGCAGGCTTGAATTTCACCTCCCTTGTCATGGATGGCGAACTGCATCGTTGCCCCACCATTGCAAAACCGCGCAAGGAAAACGGTTGGTATATAATATATGAAGGCGGAGCGGCTGCGTGCTATGGCAACTGGGAAGAAGGTGACGCATCGCATACATGGCGCGGTGAGAATGTAAGCGACGAAGTATATTCGCGGATTCGTTCAAGTGTTGCGCGCTTGAAAGAACAGCGCGAAGCCGAACAAGCAATTCTTGCGGATACTGCGTTAGAATTTTATGAGTCATGCGCTCGCACGGGTTACAGCGACTATCTCAACCGTAAAGGCGTGCAATCTCACGGCCTTCGCTATGACGGAAACGCGCTTATCATGCCGCTACAGGACTCCACCGGCAAAGTTTGGAGCTACCAGAAAATTTATGGCAATGGTGACAAGTATTTTCTGCAAGGTGGCCGCGTGCGCGGCTGCTATTACATTATAGGCGCACCCACTTCAAAAGTAATTGTCTGCGAAGGTTTCGCCACCGGCGCGACGATTCATGAAGAAACCGGAATCCCTGTTATTGTCGCGCTTAACGCTGGCAATCTTAAAACCGTATGCGATTCACTTCCTTTCCGCGATATTACTATTGCTGCAGATAATGACGCAAATGGCGTAGGTGAAAAAGCCGCAAAGGAATCAGGTTATAACTATGTAATGCCTTCTACCACAGGCGATTTTAACGACATCCCCCGCGAGTCAGTGCGCGGTTATTTCGTGCAAGAAAAAAAGGCAGATGAAAACAGCATTGTGGTTCACGGCCTGGTCGGGGAGATTGCCGATTGGATAACCTCCACCGCAATAAGGCCACAGCCGCTTTTATCGCTTGCGGCCGCTCTTTCTTTTGTCGGCATGATAAAAGGCCACCGGGTGCGCGGTAAAACCGACCTTAGAACGAATCTCATGATTCTTGCTATGGCACCTACCGGCGGTGGCAAAGAACACCCCCAGAACGCTATAAAACGGCTTGTCAAGGCGTGCGGCCTGCAAAAGCACCTTATGGGAGAGCCTGTGAGCGGCGCTGGGTTTTTGCACGCTTTGCAAAAATCTGGTAACGTTGGCTATTTGGTCATGGATGAAGTCGGGCGCTATATTGGAAACCTTAGCAGCGCAGGCGCAGGCGTTCACCAGCGCGAGATTTTGGATTATATGATCAAAACATTCAGCTCTGCTAATTCCATTCTAATGGGCAGGGAAAAGGCAGCAGGCGCTAAAGAGCCGCGAATTGACATCGAAAACCCGCATTTTTGTTGTTATGGTTCCACGGTGCAAGAAAAGTTCCGCGATGCTTGCGGCAGTGGTGAGATTGTCGATGGGTTTCTCAACCGCTGGATTGTGCTAGAATCAAAGGAGAGGCCAGACCGTCAGAAAAAGGTGAAATTCACCCCGCCGCCTCAGTCGATTATTGATAAAGTTTTGGCAATAACTTCGCATAGCCCATATGATTCTTACGGCGCACCCCACCCGGAGGAAATAGAGTTCACCCCGGAAGCGTGGGAAATTTATGACGCATACCGGGACAACGTGGATAAATTGGTTAAAACAACTCCCTACCCTCAAAATCAGCTTATAAGTCGCGCGCCGGAGCATATCGAGAAAATAGCTCATACAATTTCTGAAGACGGCTGCACCGGCATCTACGACCTGCGCGCCGCGATTAAAATTGTGGAATTCTCAAATAAATGCATTCTGCGCTTTGCTGGCATGATTAGCGACAACGTCCAGGAGCGTGATTTTGTGAAAGTGCGCGAGATTGTAAAAGAGATGGGAACGGTGCAACGATCCACACTGCTTCGTCGGTGTCAGTTCGTCCAAGGTGGCGCAAAACGCTTTTCTGAAATCATGGCGGTTTTAATTGATGAAAATATAGTGGCAGAATCAGAAAATGGCAGAAAAGCCACATATCGCTGGATTGCTTCAAAATAGATTTTGAATGCTATTTTGAAACGTAAGTGCCATATAAATAAGAATAAAGTGCAAAATTCACGAAATTCAAGAGGGATGTAATATATACCCCTAAATTCATGCATCCTTACGCGCGTGTGTAT